CTATCTCAAAGGTTTCACTCGCTCCGGTTTCCGCCTGTAAATCTTCTCTGTGACCTTGCCGTCGGCGTGCGCCAGAAGTGCTCGTGCGTGCTCCAAAGTCTCGGCGTCGCTTGCGCATTTCGCCCGCATATCGTGTTCGGTGAACTTCTCTTTCACCTTGGTCGTTTCCAGAACCCGGGTCATGAAGTTGCGCCACATGGTGTCCCATCCGCCGGCGCGCCCCGTCTCTTCGTCGAAGTAACCCTCGCCGCGCATGTTGCAAAACAGCCACGGGGCGATCTTCACCGGCCGAGCTGCCTTCGCCATCGCCACTGCCTCGCGCAGTTCCGCGGACCACTCGATAATCAGGCGCTTCCCGGTCGAGTGCTCGGTCTTGCCGGGCGTGACATGAATCCCATCGTCCTGCAGGTTGGACATCGTCAGGCGAAGCAGATCGCCCCGGCGCAGCCCTGTCAGGAGCTTCACCCGCATATAGGCCTGAATCGCGAGCACGCTCCCCGCTTTCCGGCGCGACTCAACAGACAGACACTCGACAATCTCCCAGTCCTCGACATATCGTGTCCGCGCCTTTTCACCATCGAGCCGTACCTCGCCTTTGAAAGGGTGCCGGTCGAGATAACCCCATTCGACGGCCTTCGTGTATGCGTGAGACAGAATCTCAATCTCTCGGCGCGCGGAGATCTTGGCGGCCCGCTTGTCGATGTACTGATAGACATGGCGTGGCTTCAGGCCAAGCAGCGGCACTGCGCCAAGCAGCGTGCGCAGTCGTTTGATCGCGATGCCATTCTGCGCCTGGGTGGTGACGCTCTTTTTCGGAACGACTTCGAGCGCATACCGATCCAGCAGGTCCGCGATCGTCTTCGCGTCATCGATCGACGCGATACGATCAGCCCATGTGCGGTAGGCCTCTGGCAGAGTCTTGCCGAGCCGGAACAATTGCTTCCCATCCCACTCGGACTCGAACCCCTTCGGCACGCGGAAGTAATACGCGCCGTGCAGCATTCGCCAGCGCGTGGGAAGCCCCTTGTTTTCTTTTTTCCGGGGCAACGGCATTACGCGGCGCTCCAATCAATCATTGCGTCTACATCGACCGGGCCCGCAGGCGCGACGCCCAACACCTGCTCGACGTGGCGGCGCGAAACCACCAGTCGACCGTCGGCGCGCATCTTGTGCTCGATGCCCATCATGCGAAGGGCTTGCGCCTGCGATTCGCGCTGACGCCGGCCAGTGAGCTCGACCAGCTCGTCTGCCGACAGAAACATTGATCCGACCATTTAACCTCCCGCTCGCTATCCGTGATTTCAAGAATTCGTTGTGCTGTTGCTTTCGCCTACAATTGGCAGGAGATGCATCTGCAGGCACACATATGGTTTGCCGTGGCATGAGTTAGGCACATCTCAGCAAGAGACGACTATGCAACCGAGTCAAGAAGAGTTTCGCGATGCCTACCGTGACTGGAGGGAAACCCGTGCACAGTTCGAACGCGACATGGAGGCGGTCGTTGCCGGTGCTCCGCATGACGAATTGAATCTCCAAGAGCTTGCAGATCGCATGAATTCCACCTACCAGCGTTTCATAGAGGCCGCGAAGCCCTTCGTCGGCTTTCGGACGACCAGCGGTTAAATCTGCGGATGGTGAGCGCCGATTCGCCAAGAGTTTGCGCCGACGCTCGGTTGCGCCGATGGTTACCCGAGGCTGCAAGCTGCATGCTGCACGGCTTCTCGCGCCCATCCCGCTGTTCTCGCACCATTGCGCCGCTGAAAAGGTAGGGCGCTGCTTCATGCTACGATCACTCCAGACATAGGGGGACGCCATGACACCGCGCGCGAAATACCGCCAATATTGGTATGAGGTTTCTGCCAATCCTGCGGGGCTGGATGGTTCGCAATGGCAGGGCGAACTGAGACTCGGTAGGGACGGAACCGAAGAGCCTATTTGGGACGGGCACCTCGTCCCGGGCTACTTTGATACCGAGGCTCAGGCTCGAGATGCCGCCGATGCTTACGCACGCGTACAAATCGATCAGCTGTGATTCGGCTGGGTGCGTCAGCCGATAGCGATAGGTGCCGCAAGGGCTAATGACGGCGGTCATGCTAGTCTTCCTCGAAAGTCACGTAGGGGATCGGCATGCAATACGAATACAAACGAAAAAAGGGCAAGGAGTGCACTTACGCCGTGACGCTGGAGATATATCGTGATCCGGCCGGCGCATTCCGATATGACGCGAAGGTGCACGTCGACGGCTATTACAAAGGCGAATGGCTCGCAATGCCCATAGCCACGCCGAATGCAACCGACGAACAGGCAATAGACGAGGCAGTCACGCATGTGAATGCAGACATCGAAGATCTCGTCGGCATCAGCGAGTAGCAGCTTCGGCATATTCGCCCTCACTTCGAGCCTGGTGGGTTGGGAGGTCATGCTAGGATTCCTTCGCTAACTACGAGGAGACCGCCATGGACGAGACATTCGAGATTTCCGCGCCGGACACCGTAACAAGCGGAGATTTTCTGTCGTTCACCATTCTGGATGGTGCGCGCGAGCGACCGGGGCGCATAACGGGAACGGCCCTCGCGATGCTGGGCGGTGATGACGACGGGCGCCAAACTTTTCTCGCTAACTTCGAGCTCATCCGGAAGGCGGCCTACGCGATGTGCCGAAAGAGTCCGACGGTCGATCCGGTCGTGCTCGGGTCCGATAGCTTCCGATGAGGCGGGTCTAAAGTTTTGTTTCCGGCTGCCGATATGCAGCCCATGGACAAGATCACAGCTCAAAAACTCCTCGAAAGGGCAGACGCGACTGCCGACGCCATCCTCACCGCCAAGTACGAGTACTGCGACATCCTCGATGAGAAGATCGGCGCGGAGTACGACCGCATAATGTTCGGCATCCTCGCGAAAGAGGTGCCCGATATGACGATGGCCGAGTTCCTCACCTTGACCTGGTAGCCCGGCTAAACCAACCACGCTCCGCTTACTGGCATGGACACGAATCACCCACCCAAGCTCAATCGCGATGATCCGATTTGGGGCGCCGCGCAAGCCGTTGCAATTGCCGTTCTCGCTATTCGGAAGGCTCGCGGCAAAAAGAACCCAGCCGATTGCGTTTTCGGCTCGCCGGAACACGTGTTGGTCATAAATGAATTCCTGAGCGACGTGCTCACGTCGTTGGCTGAGCCCGAAGACGAAGCGGATGGTTTCGGCGCCGGTGCGGCAGGCTGAGATCACGATCCCACCTCCTGATCCCCGGCAGATGAAGCGGCACGGTCGAGGCGTTCGATCTCGGCGAGGATTAGCGCGGCAGCCTTGACGAGATCACGCCGATGGTTGGTGGGCTTCCACCATTTCTCGTCCCACGGCCAGAAATTCTCAAAGGCCTCGTAATTCAATCCCAAGGCGCCCAAGCAGTAGCAGGCCGCCGCTCCGGCCAAATCCCCGCCTAGATATGCGTCGTCGTGCTCGGGCGTCCAGCTTTCGACAGACATCTGACGCTGGCGCTCGAAGAGCACATCGCGCGCGGCGTCGCCAAGCGCATCATCACCGCTGCGGGCGGTGAGAGTGCGAATGAGCTCGTCCGGACCGCACACCTTCCACGCACGGATGCCCCCAATTTCGAATTCGGCGTGCCATTCGAAACCGTCGCGCACCCGTTCCTCAAAGTCGCAAAAATCGGCGCGCGCCTCGAGCAGCTCGCTGGGCGAGGGATCTCCGTAGACCATGCGCGCGACAGCGTTGAACGCCTCGTCGAGCGTAAAAACCAATTCAATCTCGGGCAGTGGCGTTTCGCCGTAACCCATCACTAAAAACATTTCGCGCGTGTCCATCACAAAAGCTCCATTTGTTCGAACGGCATGTCGGGCCACGTCATCCAGCCTTTGCGGGCGTTCGGCAACCAGTGGGTGATCTGCAGATTCCAGTCGACATGCAGCCCGCACACCAGCTTTCCTGCCAGAGGCACGATGTGGTCGACCACGTACTGCTCGCCCGTCTCGCGAGTCAACCGTTCGGCTTCCGCGTAAATCGCCCGAATCTTCGCCTTGTCGGCCCACGGCGGCGTGGCGCGGCGCTCGCGGGCCCGGCGCCGCATGCCGTGTTGGCGGCTGGTGCGCAGGATCGGAGAGCGACGCTTCACCGGCACGAACAGCGGGCCGGCATGATTGCCGCCGATCAGATCAAGTGGCATTTTTCGCCTCGGCTCGCACTGGCAGGTTGTCCACAGGCAGCGGCCGCACATGCCCGGTTTTCAAATTGACGAATGCGCCGCACCAGCTGAGCCGGCCATGCCGGAAAAACTCCCACAAGATCCCGAGCGCCGGCGTCACGATCGCCTGATTGATGAAAAGCTCCTGGCGCTCGAGCGCTTCGGCCAGGCCGCAACTGGGCGTGTCGTCTTCCGGCACGGTCGTGTCGATCAGCTCGGGCAGCACGTCGTATGGCCAGCGCAAGGGCGTGCTGCCTTCGGGCTCTGCGCTCGGCTTCGATCCGAAAATGACCTGCCCATCGCTGGCCCGGTTGCCGAGATCCATCACATACGCCCGCAGCCCCCCGATCGTCGTCGCAAGCTTTGCTCGAGCAGCTGCGCTGTCAACGCACATAATCGCGATGCCCGCACCCAGATGCACGAGTTCGCTGGCGCTCGCATGGATCGGCCGGGCGTGCCAGTCCAGGCCGAAGAACGCATTCAACCGGTGAACGAGCACGACGCTCTTGTGCATGCCGACGTCGGCGGGACTGAACATCTGGCGCCCGATGTTCGCCTCGCTGACCGTGTCGCCGTCGAACGCCGTGACGTGCAAGCCCGGATGCCCGAGCGCGGTCAGTGCGTGGTTGAGTCGCGCGAGGCCGGTCAGCATCTGGGAGCCGTTGCCACCGCAGCCGATCAGCGCGATGTTCACGCGTCGATCGAGAAAGCGTGCGGGCGTGATGTGGGTCATGCTGGCTCCGGAACCTTGAACACGGCCGACGCCGGCACCTTCAACGGAATAATCATCCCGAGCACACAGAGACGGAACGCGACGCTCGGCGTTCCACCATCACCGAGGCCGCCGAGCACCGCCGAGATCTTCACTTCGCCGGCGTCGTCGGCATCGTCCTGCGCACTGAAGAACGCCGGCGTGGCGCCGTGACTGTGCAGGTCGATCGCGAGCGATTCGTGCGGCTGCAGTTCCGGTCGTTCGAACGTAATCGCGCCGGGCGTGGCCGACGAGACGTGCAGCGCCTTGTAGGCCAATTCCTTTTTGTCTTGGTCCCACACGATCCATGCGGCGTGCTCGTTCGGCAGGGCGCTTTGCGCTTCTTCAGCGAACGCCTGCACGAACGGCAGGGCGACGCCGAGTCGGCCGAACGCGAGTTCGATCTTCGGCATGACCAGGCCATACGGCGGCTTCGGGCCCGCGTCGCTGTGCTTCGCCAGTTGCTGGATTACATGGAGCCACGGCCGGCGCACCTCGACGAAGACGCCTTCCGCAGTCATCAGAAAGCGGTGGCCCACCTCGAGCAGAGGGGCGAACTGTGCGTGCTTCGGTACCGCAACCGTCGGCGCACTATCGAACAGCGCGACGTCGAGCGGCAGCGCTTCGTCATCTTCGGCCGCGGCGATCGCGCGCGGCTTGGCGCGGGCAATCTCGTCGGCAACACCTTTCGAAAACTGGTCGAGTGCGGTTGCGATGTCGCGCAGGCCTGCCTGCGTAGCGTCTTGAAACAGGGCGAGTAGTTTTTCCATGGCGTCAGTCCAGAGTGGTGATGTTGCCGATCACGTCCGCGAGCGTTCGCTTCGTGTCGATCAGGCGGTCAAGGGGAAATTCAGCGCCGTCGAGCAGGTCGAGCCACAGACGTTCAGCGCCACCGCGCCTGTGGATAAGTCGGTCGTTATTGGTGTGGGTGAAGCGACTACGAAAAAATGCATCCTCGAAAGGCTTGATGCTGTCCGTACCGATGCTGTCCGGCGTTTTGACGTTGCCTTCGCAGATCTCGCCGTTCTCCCACACGTTGTAATAGGGCGCGGTGTAGAGCTTCGTCGTCGGGCCCGGCCGTCCGTTTTCGCGCAGCGCGAAGACCGACCAGCTGTCGCGGTTGACAATGAACACCAGCGGCGGATGGTTGGCGTCGCCAGCACGCTCGCCAATCTTGTCGGTCGACTTAAACCAGACGCGGCGTGTGCAGGCGGGAACCCACCATGCGAGCATGTTCGGGGCGAAGTAGACGACTCGCTCATGCACGAAACCGCGATAGCTGGTTTTGCGGGCGGCGATCTCAGCGATCTCGGCCAACTGGTCAAGCGTGATCGGCACGCCGGGCAGCAATGTCGGACGGCCATCGACGACCCGGGCAGAGTGCTGCGTTGCGTAGACGTGTTGCGTGCCTTCCGAGCGATAGAAAAGCAGCGCGCTATCGAGCTGCAGTTCAACGTCGTTGTCCTGGGCGATCGTGACGGTTTTCATGCGAATACCCGCACCAGTGTTTTGGCCTGGTATTCGTCGCGGCCGAGGATGGTGAGAAGGTGCTCGACAGCTTTTGCCAGGAGCGCGGTTGCTTCCATCTGCTTAAGCCACGCCGCAATGTCGCCGCCGACGATCGAGAGCTGCGTTGCGGACGCCGCACCAAGGAACTCGCCGTCGGCTATGTATTGCAGGAAGTCGTCAACCACCCGGCAGACAACGTCGTCTTCCGTCCAGCGCACAACCAGGGCAAGGTCGATGGCGTCGAGTCCGGCCCCGCCGGTACCGACGTCCGCGAACGGCCCGTAGAAGCGGGCAATGTTCCAGATGGTGTCCATTGCCGCGACCACTTCGGTAGCGAACTCGTCGCGAGCAGCTGCGCGCTGGACCTGGGCGCGCGAAAGAACGCGCTTTGGCGATGCAGCCCACACTGGCATGTCGCGAAAGAACTTGTCTCGCGTAAAGAAATCGAACGTGTCAATCAGTTCTTCGCGGGACGCGCAGTCATGCAGTTGCATCGCTTCCTCGATCGCGAAAGACTCGTCTGACTCGCCATACCAATAGGTGTATTCAGCGAGACCGAGGGCGTAAGCGGGCGTGCAGATGGTCGGCAGCATGTGGCATGCGTCATAGAGCGCGGCGAGTAATGTCTGGCCAAGTCCCTCGCGCACCTGTTCCAGCGCGTTGATCGCCCCGCCAACGGAAACTTGTCGACATGAGACCGGGCCGTGCGTAGTCCGCACCATTGCCCACACCTGATCTGTCCGCTTGAGCGAGTCGCACGAATAGCCGTCGAGCGACTGTTCTAGCCGCAGATTCCAATCGAACAGGTGCATGCCGTCGGTGATGCGATTCCAGCGGCGGGTGAGCGCGGTCGTCGCCAGCGCGAGTTCCGAGCGCGGCCGACGCGTGACATCTTCGGCCTCGACCACGCCGGAATCGAGCAGCGACCTGACCAACGGGTACGTAAACGACTCGCCGGTGCTGATCGTGTACACACCCGGAAGATCGGTGAGCGAAGGCAGGGCAATTGGCGCGAAACTCATGGCAACACCGGCATGCTGGTAACAGGCAGTTGCAGACGCGCGCCGGCGGCACGCCGCGACGCGAGCGAATGAAGGCGGCGTGCGAGCTGTCCATCGGCGGCCTGCGCATCGATCCGGTGCTGTCCGGACGGAATGAGCGGGCCGCGCTCCAGCTCGGCGCGGAGATCGTCGAGCGTCACGATGCTGCCCCCACTGCGGCGGCCTGAGTGACGACGTAGCGCGCGTACAGCGCGTCGATAAATTTGACTTCCTCGTCCAGCAGCGGGCAAACATGCGCGCCGGAGAATCGTTCTACGTCGACGAGATAGGCGCAGATCGACGGCGGCACGCGACCGCCGCTATGCAGCACGCGTCCGATTTTCTGGCGTACGCTGACCAGTTCGTCGGTGATGCCCTTGGTGCCAACGGCGCGGCGGAACGTGAAAACGTTCTTGTTGCCGATGACTTCGGACCCCTCGATCTCGGCGTTGACGATCTCCGGATAGGTGTTGCCGTAGAAGTCGCGTACTTGGGCGAGAGAGAACGCGGGCGACGGGTCGGCGAGCTTGGCGCCGTTGTAGCGGAATTCGCGCGTGAGCGTTTCGGTTTTCATCGCCGCTCCTTAAAGCAGGTCGACGCCGTCTTCTTCGGCGGCGGGCGCGGCGTTGCTGGAATCCTGCTCAGCGACTACTGCAGGCGTTTCGGCGGTGGCGGGTTCGGCATCGGGATCAATGCCGGGAATTTGCGTCTGACGTGGGTCGGTCGGCGTCGCATCGCCAGCATCGCCGCCCGCGTTGTCGCTCGTGTCCGTCGGCGCCGGCAATTCTGCGGCGCGCTTGCGACCGCCCTTGCCCTTCGTCGTGGGGGCGGGCAGTGCTGCTTTGGTTCCTGCGTCGACCGTGCCGTTTGCGGCGCTCGCGGCGCGCGCCTGGTCGAGCACGGACAGCGTGCTGGGCTCGTAGATCGAGACCGCCTCGGCGAAGTCGCGGTCGAGTTCATCGGGCGTGGCGAGAATCGAGAGCGGGTAGAGCGTCTTTTCGCCCTTCGTGTCGTCATTGGCGCGCGGCGTCACGTTCACACGCAGCTGGTCACCTTCGGCGGTGATAAGCAGCGTGAGGGTCGTGCGTTGCGCAAGTGGGTGCAGCGATGCAAAGAGGGACATCTGCTTCTCCATTAAGGGTGAGGTTAGTGCTGCTTTGCGCGCCACTCGGCGAACGGGCGGCGCAAGAGGTTGTGAAAGCGCTGTGCCGCTGCCTTATCAGTGGCGAGGCGCCGGCGGCTGTCGATCTGGCAAACGTGGCGGATAACTTCCGCGGCTTCGTCGGCGGTCAGCTGGTCGACCTGAGTCGCGGACGACAACCATTCGCGAAACTTCGGGTCACGGGGCAACATGCCGGCGAGTTGGGAAATGGTCGGCATCGTGCGTTCAGGCCGCGAGCCCGTCGTAGTTGCGATCGGCGAAATCTGCATCGCCGGGATAACGGCCGGTTCCGTCGGCACGGTTCCAGCAGAACAGCGAACCGCGGCGGTGCGGGAACCAGTAGCCGGCGCAGTCGCACCGCGTTTTACCGGTGTCGCGCCGGTTCATCCAGCGGTCGACGCGATAATTGCGCCGGCCGCAGACCGTGCATGCCGGAAGGCGGGCGTAATGGCGCGGGTTGCGGCGCAGGCAGCGGCGCGTTGCGCAGTGGCGGCAGCGGACGTGACAGCGGGCCATGGTTAGTCGAGAAAGAGCGGGTTGGTCGTATCCGACTTGCTGTCATCGGCTCTGTGCTCAATCATTCCGATCGTTGCCCAAAAGGCTCCGGCGATGAATCCACCAGAAAAACCAGCGCTCGCTACCAGTAGGACTACTAAAAAAGAAAATAGGAGATTCATCGGTGAGCCTTTACGGGATCAGGTGCAGCGAATCACGCTGCAGCGTTCGATACGGGCCTCGCGCACTTCGATTGCCGTCGTGACAGCGCAGTAGAAGACGAGAATGAGAAGGGCAGTTGCCCATGCTTTCAAATAGGCGCGCATGGTCAGATGTCCTGATCCGAGTCGACAAAGCAGGAAGCGTAGAAGAGCGCATCACAGCCATAGGTCGACAGGAGTTCAAGTTCATTGCCGAAGTCGTCGATCACGCTGGTGAACGACCAGATCGCCGCGCCCCGGTAGAAGTGAATTCCAACCATCACCATGCTCCAAAGATGCGGCAAAGTCCTTCGATGGCGAACGGCGATGCTGCGATAACCGCGAAGCAGAACAGCGGTCGCTTGGTGGTACGGCGCGCGTACTGCTCGAGCTCGGCGTCGGTCATGCCGCCTTTCTCGAAGTAGTCGATCTCGTTCGTCGTCCGCGTTGCCTCAGTGAGGCGCGGAGCGGGTGCGTGCAAGGTGCTCATCTCAGGGTCTCCCGGGAGGTCGGTGAGTGCGTGAGATCAAGTATAGAAAAACTAGACAATATAAGTCAAGAAAAACGAGACTTTATCTGAAGGGAAGTTTGTAACACTGCGCGATCGGTCGAGACCGGAGGCGGGAATTTAAATGTGCAGGCGAATGCCTAATTGGGCAGGTGAAAGGTTTCCGCAATAATTTTTGTGCGCCCACCGAGCCCCGGGCGTGTGTGATTCAAGCCGCAGCTATGCCTGCGGCTTCTTTTTTGAGCGTAGAAATAGAAAGCCCCGCAGTGTGCGGGGCTCAGATGTAGAAGATGACCGGCTATGCAGCGACCGCGCGTCTCGACCAGTCGGGGAGCTCCGACAAGGTCGTGACCTCTGCAGTTTGCGCGAGCAGCGTAGCGGCTCGGCCGAATTCAGCCGCACTCGCACCTTCTTCGAATACGACGAGCCTCCGGCTTACAGCATCCGCCTGCTTGACGTCCGCTAACTTCCCGTAAACCTGATGGACCCGGCCCCAATCGATCTTCTCACTACTGACCAGCGCAATCGGCTCAATCAAGAAGATGCCGTCGTTCGCCGACCGTAGCGCCAAGGGGAACTCCACCGTATGGCCGCTGATGCCCTGTATCCGGTACGAAGTTGTTATCTTTTCTTCGCCAACTGCGCTCACGAGAGCCTTCTGCACCAGCGCTCGGAAACGGATGTGGTCTATTTTCGGCATCCACTTGTCGCCCGAGAAAGACAGCGACATGGCAAGCTTCACGGCGTCCCACAGAGCCATTTCCGCTTCCGCGATAGGGCCGCTAGCCGTAATCGCAAGATCGTTGCCAAAATGGGCGAACTGCACGCCCGTCGTTCGGTTCAAAAGGTCGAGCCGAGCCTTTGTAATTTCGATCCCTGACTGCGATGCATGCATTGCGCTTTCGCCGCCGTCTGTCAGATAAAAGGTCTCGTCCGATGGCTGCGCCAGGTAGAACGCAGCGTGCCGCCCGTCGCGGCCGAGTGTGAACGGCGCGATAGCTCTCACGGACTTCGCTCCTGCAGGGGCGCAGTGCCATCCGGTGATGTCGAGGAGCTGGTCGCAGTTCATATTTGAAGCTCGATTTGAACGCCACGCAGCGGGTGAACAAACCCGTTTATCAGGGTCAAATTGGCGCGCGGCAAAAAATAGTTTACGAGCAATTCTATGTCATTGAGATCATCGTCGATAGGCTCGGCATACCCGTAGCCTTCGTCTGACCAGGTGTGCATGTGATAGCGACCCTGCAGCGCCTTTTTATAGAGCGGTCGGCCCACGCCAATCTTGTTGGTGTGCTGCGTGGCGTCGGCATCTATCGCAAATATGCGCTCGCCTCCGGCCGTGATGGCCGCGTTGAAGATCGCATCGAACTCGATCGTTGAATCACCAATAACTTGCGTTTTTGCGGCGCGAAACTGCGTTCGGAAAAATAAGTCCTCTCGGATCTCGTTTTCAATCCGACAGACGGAAACAAACTCCATCCATTGGGGGTTTGATGCGCTTTTTTTTGCAATCCACTCCATCGGACGAACAGTCAACTTGGGAATGTCGATGATTGCTTGCGCTTCCGCTGGGGTGAGAAGCGGCGCCGCCTTGTTCTTCATGGTTGTGCGATATACAAATGTTCTGGCGGCCGCGGCAATCGGCTCTGAGCTGCCGGGCGACGGATCTCGCCGTGTATCAATCTGGTCGCCACATTGACCGTTTGGCGATCCCGGCAACGTAGTGCATCTTCTCGATCTCACCCTCGTGAATGGTGATTTTTCCGTGGGATTCGTTGATAGAGAGCAGCGTGTAGCGTCCGTGTGCCTTGTAGGCCAGTTCCTTGACCATCACGCGGCCGTCCTTCGATTTGACGAGCACTTCTTCGCCAGGCTGCAGTGGATGGTTTGGCTCGACGATCACGAATTCGCCGGGGCGAATCCGCGGGCGCATAGAATCGCCCTCGCACTCCAGTGCGTAAGCGTCTGGATCGTCCGTCGGCCAATCGATGTAACCATCGCCGTGCCCCACGGCGTGTTCGATGTCTGCCCAAAACCCGTTATCGCCCAATTGAGCCATCCCTACGACTGCAAGTGCTTTCTTTTTCCCAAGAGGCTTCGGGCGGTACTCGTCGTTATATCTGACGGCCGCAAGTTTGTCCCCAATTTGGGCGAACACCCACGCACTGTTATAGCCAAAGGCATTTTGCACAGCGACCGCATCCTCGATGCTGATGGGACCGCCATCGGCTAGCCATGCTTTGACGTGCGCAAGTGGGACGTTCGCCTTGGCGGCAAAGGCCTCATCGTCGAGACCAGTCTCTGTGAGCATTTCTTGAATGCGAGCCTGCCCGCTCCTGCCAGCGGCATTGACCGGGCCGACTTCGCTCGCCTGAGCATCCGGCATCGGAATTTTCGCGATTGCCGAGATCTCTTGGATCTGAGCATAGCTCGGCTCGTGCCTGCCATTTTCCCAAGCAGACACGTTTCCTTTGGTTACTCCGAGCCTTTCACCTAGCTGCTCCTGTGTTAGGTCAGCTTTTTTCCGGGCCGAGCGAATCCAATTCTTGATTTCCATGCGCGGAGGGTATAGGAAATCTAAACGATCGGGGTCTCGTTTTTCTTTACTTTTAGGTCTAGCAAATCTATACTTGGCCGGAAGCTCACTCATGACCGATTTCCAAATGACCAAGCACCCAATAGCGACCGCCGCAGAGGCCGTCGGCAGTTTCAAGGCACTGGCTGACGTTCTCGGCGTGACGAAGGGTGCCGTGCACCAATGGATGAGCGCCGACCGCAAGGTTCCCATCGAGCACTGTACTCCGATCGAGCAGGCGACCAACGGTGTAGTGACGCGCCAGATGCTCCGGCCAGACGACTGGAGTTCTATTTGGCCCGAACTGAATCAGCCCGCCAGCCCGGATGCTTCCGATGACACTCAGCCGCCCGTTGGTGGCGTGAACAAGACCACAAAGTTTGCCTGCGCATGCAGGCGGGAGGCTGCCTGACATGAAGAGACTGTTTGCCCGCCTGGTGCTGTGGCTGATTCGCCCGGCACTGGACCTTGCCCTACGCGATGAGACGCGGCAAGGCGGCGTTGCCTTTTCGAATCGAACCGTGATTTCGGTGGTGCAGCGGCATGGAGCGCTCAGCGAGCGCATTGACACCGTTATCTGGCGACCCGAAGCGGCTGGCGATATTTTGTGCAAAGGTGGATTGACATGACCGAAAACAAGAGCGGTTCCACGGTAACGATTGACGTGAACGGCGCGGGCTTTGGCAAAGTTGTCATCGACGGCGTTGAGATCAATTGCGTGCAGTCTGTTTCGACTACTGTCACGGCCAACGAGGCGCCCATCGTCCAGCTCTGTCTGGCGATGCGTGAGACTGTACAGATTCAGTATCAGGGCGCCCAGCTTCTCGTTGAGAGCGTCGTTTTGCCGACCAGCGTCGAACTCGCTCTTTGGCGTCACCTTAGCGGCAAATATGGGCGCGAGGTCGATGCCACGACCTTGCAGTCGACCGCGCGCGAGTGGGCTTTGCGCGACGGCTAAACGCGCTCGATTTTCGTTCCGGTCTGAACGATCTGGAAAACGTCCTGGGACAGTTTGTTGAGCGATCGACCATCGGACAGGCGGAATTCTGGCAGACCGGGAAGCGAACCGGGACCATTCAGCGTGCTGGTATTGATCGAGTTCCGATGGACGAAGACCTGATAGACGTTCCCGGCTTCGTCTTTGGCTTTGAATTGATCTGTAACCATGGGTATCCCAGTAGAAATTGAGTGTGTGAGAGCGTTCAATTCTACAGGCGAGAGCCGGGGTACCCACCCCACTACGCAGCGTGTTGGAGATAGAGAGCATGGCGCTCACAGCAACCGAACAAAAGCAGATCCGTGAGGCGCTGTGCGCGATCGCTGCCCGCGGCGCGCGCTATCCCGGCGAGTACCAGACCGCGCGCGAGAACCTGACGGCGCAGTTTGAGGCGCTGAAAGTGGCTGCAGCGCAACCAGCAGTAGCAGTGAAGTAACTGCCGCGACCCCATCGGGAACGGCGGCAGCAAAAGATTCCCGTAGCGTTTTCATTTTTTCTCTCCCTGTGTCACGTGCGTCGTCTTAGTAGTCCTTATCGCACGTTGACACTGTAGCCACTAACGAGTGACAGATCATGCGAGACAGTTCGCACAAGTCCCGAATCCAAATCATCCGCGACCATGTCGCAGCCTGGCGCAAGGCGCGCGGCTGGAGCCGCGAGACGGCGGCGGCCGAGATCGTCGCGGCCCATGAGCGAATTGGCGGTCACCTGTCGGGCGTGATCGTGTTCGACAAGCACGGCGACGTCTACACGTCGCAAAAGAACCACGCGGACCGCATCTGGCGCTGGCTCGACGACGAGTCGAAAGACAACAACCTGATGCCGGCCAACTTCGAGAATTCGATTCTCGCCGCGCTGCCGCTCGAGCGGCGCGTCGATTTGCTGAACGAGATCCTCGTCCAAATTGATTGTGCGGCGCGTGCGCGCCATCACGATGCCGATGCGCAGATCAACGCTCACGAGCTCGTGCAAACGATCATGCGCGCGAATCATCGGACCGAGTCCGACGCCGCTGACTTACTCGACGGCGTCGACCCGGGCGAACTGCCGAGGCTTCACAGCAGCTTGGTCGACGACATCCGCGTTAAGCAACGCACCTTGCGCGTCGTCGAATCGGCGCTGTCCACGACCGGCGAAGCGGTCCAACACGATCTCCGAAAGGTGTCCTGATGCGCACCACACACACGCAACTGGCCGGCTATGACTCGGTCACCGGAACGAAACGCTGCACGCAAAAGCAGATGATCACCAATCTGTTCTACAGCGAACACCTGACGCTCACGCGGCAGGAGATCGCCGACCGCACGAACCTGCGTCTGTCGAGCGTCTGCGGTCGTGTGCGCGAGCTGCTCGACGACGAAACGCTGCAGGTTCGCGGCGAGCAGAAGTGCGCTGCCACCGGCGTGCTAAATGAGACGCTGGGCCTGCCGGTCGAGGTCAATGCGTGAGCACGATGATTTCCGCCGCGTGCTGGCCGCTGCAGGGCATGTCGCCGGTGCAAAAGGTCGTGCTGATCTCGCTCGCGGACAACGCCAACGACAGCGGTGTGTGCTGGCCGTCGATTCCAACGATCAGCAAGCGCTGCTGCGCGTCGGAGCGGGCAGTGCAAAACGCTATCAAGTGGCTGGAGCAGGCAGGCATCGTGAAGGCGAACCGTAACAACGGACGCCACACCAGCTACACGGTAACCCCCGCATCTTATGCACCCCCGCAGGATATGCACCCCCGCACGAAATGCACCGGTGCAGCAGATGCCGCCACCCCCGCACCAGATGCACCACACCCCCGCACGCCGTGCGCCGCACCCCCGCACCAGATGCCGTCTAACCGTAAAGAACCATCAATAGAACCGTCAGAGAACCGTCAACCTGCGCGGCGTGCGCCGCGAGTTGCGTTGCATGCCGCACTTCTGAACATCGATTTGCCGGACTGGTTGCCATTCGAGTCGTGGGACATGTGGTGCGACCACCGCGAAGCGAAAGAAAAGAAGGCGGATGTTCCTTGGACGCGGCCCGCCTGCAAGGTCTCGCTCAAGAAACTAGCGAAGCTGCATGAACGCGGTCTCGACGTTGTTGCGGCAATCGAGGAATCGGTACTCCGCGGCTGGACGGGAATCTGGGAGTCGAAAGACGATCCGTCGCCGGCGAACGCGGCGTCAGTTCCGGCCGACTGGTGGAAAACCGAGAGTGGCATCGCCACGCGCGGCGCCCAGTTCGGAATCGCCCGTAAAGACGGCCAACTGTTCGAACAGTTCAAGGCGAAGGTGTTCAAGGCGGCCGGCCCTGGCGAATGGATGGAGGAAATGCTCCGGACGGTGGCGCGAGAGAGCGAGGAACGGTACGAAGCCCTGTACGCCTACTTCAACGACATTCCGCGCGAGAAGGTCGCGCAGACGGAGGCTGCGTGACGAAGCGAGCACCTTGGCCAATGGTTGTGCCGGCAGGGACAACGGTCGTCGGCACTGCGCGCGTACGCGATGATTCGCGGCCGGCCATGACGACCGCACAGCGCCGCATCTACGAACTGACCGGCAACCCGCCGCAGACGAGCGCGCTCGACGATGTCGATGATCCATTCGCTGTGCCTGCGCTTTCGATGGCACTGGCGAAGAAACCGGCGAAGTACCGCAACACGAAGTGCGAGCACAACGGGATCAAGTTCGACAGCCAGAAAGAGCGGTCGCGATGGTTTCACCTGATCCAGCTCGAGGCGGCGGGCGCGATTTGCGAACTGCACCTTCAGGTGTCGTTCGTTCTGACCGAGCGGCGGCAGCGCGACGACGGCACATGGGAGCGCGCTTCGAAATACGTCGCCGACTTCGTTTATTTCGACGTCGCCAGCGGAAAGCAGGTGGTCGAGGACGTCAAGTCGATCGCCACTCGGAAAAACCGGACCTACATCCAGAAGCGCAAGCAGATGCTCGAAAAGCACGGCATCACGGTGAAGGAGATCTAGCACATGGCTCACCGAGGCATGAGCGCGCAGCAGCGCCATATTTGTGAGTTCCTGATGCTCAATCCGGGCTCGACCAGCGTCAACATCATGGAAGGGACTGGCTTCCCGTACGACAGCGTCAAAAAGAAGTTGCGGGCGTTGAAGGAAAGCGGCCACGTCAAAGGCAGCGAGTCGAGTTACCGGTCGTCATTCCAACTCACCGGAAAACCATTCCCGCGCCTAGCAGATTACCGGCCGAACCCCAAGTACGCGGCGAAAAAGACGCGTACGAGCAGTCGCGACGTTCTGTTCGCCGCTATACACGCGATGGTGACGGTCGGAAAGGCGGCTTTGTGAAACGATCGGCACCGATGCAGCGAAAGACACCGCTCGCGCGGACCGGATTCAAACGCCCGGAGCCGTCGACAGCATTCAAGACGACTTTCCAGACGCAGACGGTATTGCGCAAGGCTGCGCTCAAGACCCGCCGGAAGCGCGTGACGGTTGCCGAGGGCGCGAAGTATCTCGCGGCTTGCCGCGGTGAACCGTGCTATCTGCGCGTGCCCGGCGTGTGCTGCTCGATCGGTTGGGCGCATGAATCAGTTGTGCCGTGTCATTCGAATCAGTCTCGTCATGGGAAAGCCGGTGGTCTGAAGGCGGACAACGAATTTACTGTGCCCGGTTGCAACCCATGCCACCGGTGGATCGACCAGAACCGCGTCGGCACGCCGAGACAGGTCAAATTCGACGTTTGGGACAGCGGCTATGAATTGTGGGTGCCTGTGCGCGCTCGCAAGATGGGATTGGAAATGCAGGAGGCGGTTTGAGATTGTGGATTGAGATCCCCGACGGCGTTGGCTGGTTGAGGCATGGCCGTCGCGTAGGGCGCGCGCAGTTCGCGACCTATGGAAAGACCAGGCGTATCGAGACGACGGTCTACCGGCTCGAGCGCGTGATGTACGAGCATCGCGGCCCGCGCTTTGTCTATGTCGAGGCTTGGATACCGGAACACTATCGCGGCGGCTTTCTGCCGGGTGATCTAGATTGGGTCGGCGACGGCATTTATCGCGCGAGAGCGCCGGTCGAATATAACCGCACCACATTGGAGGCGTTTCTCGCCAGTGGTGATCTGAAGTGGGACGTCAGGGAGATGGCATGAGCAAGATCGAAATTCACACCGGTCGAACCAACACGCAAACGCACCGCGCCGTGCTTCATGCGGACGAAATCAAGCTGATTCTCGCCAGGCAGGTGTGCGAGGCGGCAGACGTTTCTTTCGATGCGGATAGCACCAGCGTGAATGTCCAGTTGACCAGCCGCATGGGCAACTACGGCTCAGAGTACGAGGCGCTCATCACCGTGACCGTTGACTACGAAAAGATGCCGTCGGTGGGTGATGCATGAGCGCACACGCCTACATCCATTACGCCGATGTCCCTGACCAGTTGACAGCATCGAGCAGCCAGCACGTCGACAGCGTTACTGGCGCGAAGATGATCGCGTTTGATGGCTGTCCGCTCACGGGTCAGATTGATGCCCGCAATCCCGCTGAACCGATGAGACTGCAGGTCGAGTTTCCGTTCCCGCGTAACGCCGAGTTGCGTCACCAGCTCGAAGACTGGTTCTTTCATTGGGGCATCCACTACACGGTGGTTATGTGACAGCGCGGCCGGGCGGCATGTATCGCGATCCGCTCGACTTGCTGCTGGCAATCGAGCGAGAGACCTGCAAAGGTTGTCCACACGAACAAACCTACGAATTTTTCGGTGCAATGCAAACGATGTGTGCAATTGGAATGAAGCATGGCGAACGCTGCGAACAATACGGAAAGAGGCTACCCAACATGACGACAAGCGCCATTGCTTCAGACGAGATCGACGCGGTGCTGACGGAGTGGTACGAATGGAGCCAAGCATATGAGCCCGCGCTCGGTTACGGCCGGGCAGACCCGACATGCCGTGATTTCAAGATCAGCAACCAGTGGATGGACTATGACGACCTGTCGGAAGTCGTCGATCGACAGTTGCGCGCAGCGACCGGCGAAGCGGTCGACCCGCTCATACAGAAGCTGTCGCTCGCGCACCGTGTCGCAGTTATGACCGCCGTGCGCAACTTCGTCGTTGGCGCGGTTGTGTTCCGCAATCCGCGCAGCCCCGCGTCGCAGGACGCCGACTATGCCGAAGCCAAGCGCCTATTGCGACCGGCCCTGTTCGCAAAGAATCTCATTCGCGGCGTATAAATATTGTAGCTACTAATATTGCTTGCGCTGCCTATTAACTGTAGCTACAATTATTCACATGGACATCACCTACGACACCGCAAAGAACGAATCGAACATCGACAAGCACGGTGTTTCGCTTGAACTGGCTGCAATGCTGGACTGGTCGGAAGTGATGGCCTACGTCGATGCGCGTCGCGACTACAAAGAAGTGCGCGAAGTTGGATTCGGCGTAATCGGCGACCGCCTGTATTGCGTGGTGTTCACGCAGCGCGGCGAAGCAATGCACATCATCAGCATGCGGAAAGCGAACAAGCGCGAGGTGAAGAGCTATGAGCAAACGTAAGATCATCATGCCGACGGACGAAGAAGACGCGGCAATTAATCGCGGCATTGCCGCAGATCCGGACACATACGAAGTTCCGGCAGAGGACTTTGCCAAGATGAAAAAACTTGGGGCGCGTGGTCGACCGCGTTTGAGTTCGACGAAAGTGCTGCTGTCGGTTCGCTACGATGCGGACATCGTCGAGGCGTTCAAGGCATCCGGCGATGGTTGGCAGACGCGCATGAATGATGCGCTTCGCGACTGGCTGAAAGATCACCAACCCGCCTGAAATAGAGCTTGTGAATTCGCAGATCTTTTGCTAATGTTTCGTCCGTGGTGAGTTCGCTCGTCCAAAGAAAAGCCCGCACGGTTCACGCCGCGCGGGCTTTTTCGTTATGCGCCTCTTGCTTTGATCATTGCATCAGCATGTGCGTATGCCGACTCGGCAACCACGTCGAACCAAGACTTGCCGGGTTGTTGCGCTGAGCCAGCCGCCTTTGCGATCAGCGGCGGAAGCGCTGCAGCAGCGAAGTAGTCGCGCAAAGTCATTCCCGCGTGTGAGACCGGTTCTGCGGCATTTTTGTGCGCCCCGACTTCGGGAACTGGGAAAGCTGGTCCACCATTCGACATCTGATTCTCCTTATTTTGTGCCGGCCCTTCCGGCGCAACGATTCTACAGCGGTGTAATCCACGTAGCGTGCGATTGGAGCGCAGAATGAGCCGCAAGCTATCAACGCTCAAGCCGCGCATTCAGGCGGCGAACACCAACCGCGTTGCAACACTCGAAGCAAAGGCGGGCACGACGCCACGTGTACGTGGCAGCGCGTGGGTGAAGACGCGGCAGCGCATAGCCGTCGAGCAGCAGTTCAAGTGCAAGCGCTGCGGCTGCGTGTGGTTGCCGTGGCGCGATCAGGTTGACCACGACGTGCCGCTCGAACAGGGCGGCAGCAACGACGATGAGAACCTCAACCTTTTGTGCGTCGAGTGCCACAGCGCGAAGACAGCGCAGGAGGCGGCGGCACGCGCACGAGGCTGAACGAAGCCGTCCTGCGGCCTGCTGATGGCCTCTGCGACGACGTTGGGGGTGGGGGGTATCGAATCTCTGGCGTTTCACATGCCGGGAAACCGATCGTTCTCTCACGCGCAGAATTTTTCCCTTTTTGGAGCTTTTGTTAATGGCTTTTAACAGCAAGAAACGGCTCTTTGCCGATGCTGTTTTGGCCGGAAAGTCCAATAAGGACGCGGCTATAGCGGCAGGCTACAGTGCTGCGACCGCCTCGGCCGCCGGCTCGCGTCTTGTTAAAGACAAGGACGTCGCCCTCTACCTGGCTGCCCAGCGCATCCAGCAGGAATCGAAGCCGAAAGCCGAACCGCCGGCGCCGGATGAGAAACCGGCCCCGAAATTCGATGTCGAGTCGATGACGAACTTCACCGACCCGAAGGCGTTTCTGATCGCCGCCATGAACGACGGTCGCACGGAACCGAAATTGCGCGTCGACGCGGCGAAGGCGCTCATGCCGTTCGTGCATGCCAAGGTCGGCGAGGCCGGCAAGAAAGATGCGAAAGCTGATGCAGCGAAGAAGGTCGGCGCCGGCAAGTTCGCGGCGACGGCTCCCCCGAAGCTGGTGGTGAACAACCGGAAGTGATCGATGGAATGGAAGACAAGCTGCCTCGACTGGGCCGAACGGCTCAAGCGCGGCGAGTCCATCATTCCACCGCCGATCTTCCCGGACCAGGCTGAGCAGGCGCTCGCGATTTTTAAGCAGTTGAAGATTGTCGATGCGCCGGGCAGTCCGACGTTCGGCGAATCGTGCGCACAGTGGGTGTTCGATCTGGTGGCGTCGATCTTCGGCGCCTACGATCCTGACAGTGGTCGTCGGCTGATCACAGAGTGGTTCATCTGCCTGCCGAAAAAGAACTCGAAATCGACGATCGCGGCCGGGATCATGATGACCGCGGTGATCCTCAACTGGCGACAATCTGCTGAGTTCGCGATTCTCGCGCCGACGATCGAGGTTGCGCAGAACAGTTTCAGTCCCAGCCGGGACATGGTGAAGCACGACGACGAGCTCGACGAGCTGCTGCAGGTTCAGACGCACATCAAGACGATCACGCACCGGAACAGCGGCGCGACGCTGAAGGTCGTCGCGGCAGACTCAAACACCGTCGGCGGCAAGAAGAGCGTCGGCACGCTGGTCGACGAGCTTTGGCTTTTCGGCAAGCAGGCCAATGCCGAGAATATGCTGCGCGAGGCGATCGGCGGACTGGCATCGCGGCCGGAAGGCTTCGTTATCTATCTGACGACCCAGTCCGATGATCCGCCGGCGGGCGTGTTTCGCCAGAAGCTCCAATACGCGCGCGATGTACGCGACGGCAAGATCGAAGACAAGCGCTTCGTCCCGGTGATCTTCGAGCACCCGCCGGAAATGGTGGCGAGCAAACAGCACCTGAAGGTCGAAAACCTCGGGATGGTCAACCCGAACCTCGGCTATTCGGTTGATCAGGAGTTCCTTGAGCGCGAGTTCAAGAAGGCGCAGACCGAGGGCGAAGAATCGTTCCGCGGCTTTCTCGCAAAGCATGCAAATGTCGAAATTGGCCTTGCGCTGCGCTCCGATCGGTGGGCGGGCGCAGAGTTTTGGGAAGACGCCAGCTCGGTACCGAAGCTGACGCTTGATGACCTGATCGAGCGCTGTGAAGTGATAGATGTCGGCATCGATGGCGGCGGCCTCGACGACTTGCTCGGTCTGGCGGTGGTCGGGCGCGAGAAATCGACGCGCCGCTGGTTGCTATGGACGCACGCATGGGCTCATCCGTCCGTGTTCGAGCGTCGCAAGGAGGTTGCGCCAACGTTGCGCGACTTCGAGAAAGACGGTGACCTGACCGTCGTCGACCAGATCGGCGATGACGTGCGCGACGTCGCCGACATCGTAGCCATCATTCACGCGGCCGGCCTGCTCGACAAGGTCGGCGCTGACCCCGCCGGCATCGGCGGCGTGCTCGACGCGCTGGTCGAGGCCAATGTGCCGGAAGACAAGGTGATCGGCATTTCGCAGGGCTGGAAGCTGTCCGGCGCAATCAAGACGACTGAGCGAAAGCTCGCTGAGGGTGTGCTGGTTCATGGCGGTCAGCGAATGATGGCGTGGTGCGTAGGGAACGCGCGTATTGTCCCGGTCGGCAATGCCGTGAATATCACGAAGCAGGCCAGCGGCACTGCAAAAATTGACCCGCTTATGGCGGCGTTCGATGCCATCACGTTGATGAGCCTGAACCCGCAGGGCGGCCTGATTATCGGCGACGACTACGAACTCATGACGGTATGAACGCACACATTTTCAACATCTGCCTGCTGATCGGCTGGCTTCTGGCGCTTGCCGGCGGCGTGCTGCTCAACTTGGGTGGTGGGATGATCTTCGCGGGTCTGCTGTTGCTTGCGATTGTGCTCGTCGTCACGCGAATGGTCGGCATTTACGTGCCCAAGCGCGAAGAAAAGGATGCTGACTGATGTTCATTTCGCGCATCAAGGCAGACGGCGGCGACCGGTCCCCGTATGGGAATTTCTGGTTTGAGCCCGTCACGACACGTACCGCGTCCGGTATGCGCGTCTCGCCTGATCGTGCGTTGCAGTTGCCCGTCGTGTTTGCGTGTGTGCGCGTACTTGCCGAGTCGTTTAGCGTGCTACCGATGCGTCTTTACGACGTCGGCGGCTACAAAAAAACGCCGATCCGCAAGCATTGGCTGCTCGACCTGCTGTGCCGTCGACCGAACCAGTATCAGACGCCGTTCGAATGGCGCGAGATGATGCAGGGGCACCTCGCGATGCGGGGAAACGCCTTCAATCAGATCGTCACTGACCGGCGCGGCAATATTACGGACCTGATCCCGCTGCATCCGGACCGCATCAAGATTGAGCTGCTCGACGGCGGTGGTGATTTCGATTACCGGTATCGCTACACCGACCGGTTCGGTTCGGTCCGAGTGTTCACCCGCGGCGAACTGTGGCACATCCGCGGGCTCTCGAGCGATGGCATCGTTGGCTTGAACCCGATCGAAATCGCACGCGAGGCGGTGGGCCTCGGATTGTCGGCGCAGGACTACGGCGCGCGTTTCTTTCAGAATGACGCGAAGCCGGGCGGCGGCTGGATAGAATTTCCCGGCAATTTCAAGGACAAGTCGGCTCGCGACACGTTTCGCGAATCGTTTCAGGCAGCACAAACCGGCCTGAATCGCGGGAAAATCGCCGTGCTCGAGTACGGCATGAAATTCCACGAGCTAGGCCTGACGAACAAGGACAGCCAATTCCTAGAGGCACGGCAGTATCAAGTTGGCGACATTGCGCGCATGTTCCGGATTCCGCCACACCTGGTCGGTGACCTGAGCAAAGCGACGTTCTCCAACATCGAGCAGCAATCGCTCGATTTTGTCATCTACACGATGACACCGTGGGCCGAGCGCTGGGAATCATCGATTGAGTCAAATCTCCTGCTCGAGCAGGATCGAAACATCGAAGTTGAGTTCGATTTTGCTGGCCTGCTGCGCGGCGATCAATCTGCGCGGTCGATGTTCTATCACAACGGCATTCTCGACGGCTGGATGACGCGGAACCAAGCCCGTGAAAGCGAGAATATGGAGCCGATCGATGGCCTCGACGAACCGTTGATGCCCCTGAACATGGTTCCGGTCAGCGATGCAAAAGCGCTGCAGGCGCAACAGCAAAAACAGCCGCCGGCGCAGGGAGCGCAGGAGCCGAAAGACCCATCCAGTACGGGCGAACAATGAGAAACGAACGATTCATCACGTGGTGTCTCGCCACCCCGTGGGCACTCATGCCCGAGCGTATGGCGGCTTACGCCGCGGTGCTCGCTCGGCGCGAAAGCGGAGTTCACGCCGACATCGAGGACGAATCGGCACAAGGTGTGTCGGCCGGGCCGCGCAGTCGTGGCAATGCGCGCGCGGGAGCCATTGCTGTCATCCCGGTGCACGGCGCCATCGTCCAGCGCGCGAGTCAGATCAATATCTGCGACGGTGGAACCAGCACGCAGCAGATCAGCGCGGCTCTAGCCGATGCTTCGGCTGACGACACCGTTTCGCAGATCCTGCTCGACATCGATAGCCCCGGCGGTTCTGTCTACGGCGTGCAAGAGCTCGCGGCAGAGATTCAGCAGGCGAAGAAACCGGTCATCGCTGTGGCGAACAGCCTTGCCGCGAGCGCGGCTTACTGGATCGGCTGCGCGGCAAACGAGTTCTACGTCACTCCGGGCGGCGAGGTTGGGTCGATCGGCGTATGGCAGGCGCATCAGGACTGGTCGAAAGCCATGGAGGAAGAGGGTGTGTCTATCACCCTCATTTCTGCCGGTAAGTTCAAGGTCGAAGGGAATCCATATCAGCCGCTGGATGCCGAGGCGCAGTCGTTCATGCAATCGCGCGTCGACGACTATTACGCAGCCTTCACGAAGGGCGTTGCAAAGGGCCGTAAGGTCGGTATCGATCAGGTTCGTAACGGTATGGGCCAAGGTCGCGTGCTTGGCGCCGATCAGGCAATGTCCGAGCGCATGGTCGACGGCGTCGCCACCTTTGATGACGTGGTGGCGAAGATGCAGCGAAACATCAAGGCGACGAAGCCGGCCGCGAGCCGCCTCGCTGCCGCGCAACGCGAAATCGCAATTATGGGCTGAGCGCTAAGCCCGAGCACCGCGCCAACAAGCGCGTTGTGTGCAGTCCTCCGACTGAGCGCAAACCGTAAATTCAGCCGCCGCGAGGCGGTTTTTTCGTTTCAGGAGCCCTTAAATGTCCAAGCAACTCCGCGAGCTGCAAGCCCGCAAAGCAAAGCAAGTCGCCGCAATGCGCGCGATCACCGACAAGGCCGCGTCGGAAAACCGCGATCTGACCGATGATGAAGTCGCGGCGTTCGACGCCGAGCGCGCCGGTCTGGAGCGGACCGCAGCAGCAATTTCGCGCGAAGAAGCGCTGATCGAAGCGGAGCGCTCGGCCGGTGTCATGATTCCGGAAGGCGCACACATCAGCGTGTCGGAGAACATCGAAAACGACGCGCGCCGCGGCTTCCAGTCGTTTGGCGAGTTCGCAATGGCCGTGCGCGCCGGCAGCCAGCGCAACGGCAGCATCGATCAGCGTCTCGTGATCGGCGCCGCCGCGCCCGGCGCGGGCACGTATGCCAACGAGGCGGCCGGCACCGATGGCGGCTTCCTCATTCCGCCGGCTTTCTCGACCGACATTTTCACGCTTTCACTCGAGGACGACGCGCTGCTGCCGATGACTGACAACATCGAGGTCGGTGGCAACGGCATGACGTTCCCGAAGGACGAAACCACGCCGTGGGGTACGGATGGCGTGCGCGCGTACTGGCAAGCTGAAGCATCGCAGGCCAATGCCACCAAGCCGAAACTCGGCGTTTCGACCCTGCGCCTGCACAAGCTGATGGCACTGACGCCGGTGACGGACGAACTGCTGTCGGACGCGAACGCGCTCGAATCGTATCTGCCGGGCCTGATGGCGCGCTCGATCCGGTGGAAAACGAACGAAGCCATTCTGTTCGGCACGGGCGCCGGTCAGCCCGAGGGCGCATTCAACGGCGCGGCGGCCGTGGTGCAGGCGAAGGACGCCGGCCAGGCGACCAAGACGGTGTCGCTCGGTAACGTGTCGAACATGATTGCGCGACTCACCCCGGGGAGCTTCCCGAAGTCCACGTGGCTCATCACGCCGGACGCGTTGCCGTCGCTGTTCAGCCTGCAACTGGGTAACTACCCGATCTACCTGCCGATCTCGCAAGGTGCGCAGGGTTCGCCGTACGGCACGCTGATGGGTCGGCCGATCAGCGTCAGCCAGCACGCTCCGGCGTTCAGCGCGCAGGGCGACATCAGCCTGATCGACCTGTCGTACTACCGCACGATCACGAAGGCGGGCGGCGTTCAGACCGCAACGTCGATGCATCTGTACTTCGATGCTGACGCAACGGCGTTCCGCGCAATCTTCCGCGTGGACGGTCAGCCGAAGATCGTCAATCCGATTCAGCAGGCGAAGGGCGCAAACACGCTCTCTCCGTTCATCCAGCTCGCCGCACGCTGATCCACCTGGCCGGGGTATGTCCCCGGCTCTCTCCTGAGTTCATCGAGGAAAGACCATGATCCCGAATATCAAAGCCTCCGAGCAGGTGGCAGTGTTGGGCGCAATCACGCCTTCGTCGCAGGGCGCTGGCGCGCTCACGTCGGCCTGGGTATCGGCCGCCAACTTCAACAAATTGCTGGGCTTGATCCAGACCGGCGTGCTCGGCGCGGCGGCGACTGTCGACGCGAAGTTCCAGCAGGCTACGGATGCAGCCGGCACCGGCGCAAAGGATGTGGCGGGCGCGGCCGTCGCGCAGATCGTCAAGGCGACTGGCGACAACGCGCAGGCCGAAATCAATCTCGACCCGCAGCAGCTCGACGTGGCGAACGGGTTCTCGTTCGTGCAACTGTCGGTGACCGTCGGCACGGCTGCCAGCTTGACCGCAGCTCTGCTGCTCGGCTTCACGCCACGCTTTGCGCCTGCCTCGGATGCCAACGCGGCCTCCGTAAAGCAGATCGTCGGCTGATCGCAACCTTAAAGAGGATGGGGCAGCTTCGGCTGCCTTCTTTTTATGCCCCTGCAACTCATCACGGCACCATCGGCGGAACCGCTAGCGCTCGCTGAGGCGAAGCTGCATCTGCGCGTCGACATCGACGATGACGATACGCTGATCGGCGCACTCATCGCGGCCGCGCGCGACTACGCGCAAGGCGAGACGCATAAGCAGATGGTGTCGGCTCGATGGAAGCAGGTGCTCGACAGTTTCCCCGGCCCGTCGTTGATCGGAATCCCATACGGGCGGCCGTACACGCTGCCGGGGCATGCAATCTATCTGCAGCGCGCGCCGGTGATTCGCGTGCTGTCGATCCAGTATCTGGACATGACCGGCGTCGTGCAGACGATGCCGGATACCGACTACACGGTCGATTATTCGTCGGAGCCGGTGCGCATCACGCCGGTGTTCGGTCAGATCTGGCCGATCCCGTTGCCGCAGATCGGCGCGGTATGGGTCAATTTCGACGCCGGCTATGCTGCGCCCATCACAGCCGATGCTGGTACTGGCACGATTAGCGCACCGGGCTGGAGTCGTCTCGCCGTCGGCGATGCTGTACGGCTATCGAATGGTGGCGGCGCTCTGCCGGCGCCGCTGAGTGCTATGACCGACTATTTCGTGCAGAACATAGTCTCGGACGGCATCTACAAACTATCAGCGACGGCGGGCGGCGCACCCATCGCGCTGACGGACGCGGGTAGCGGCCAGAGTTTCGTCGGCGCAGTGCCGGAAGGGCTGAAAGCCTGGCTGAAGATCAGGCTCTCGACCCTGTATGAAAACCGCGAAGAGGTGGCGATCATGAACCGCGGCACGATTCAGGCGCTGCCGTATGTCGATCGGCTGCTCGACGCGTACAAAACGTACGAGTTTTAAATGGCCGGACAGAACAGCTACCTGGTGCGCGGTGGAACGCTGCGACATCGACTTACGTTCCAGAAGAAATCGACGGAAACCGACGAACTGGGGCAGCCGCTCAACGTGTGGTCCGATGCGTTCAAGTGTTGGGGCGAGGTATCGCCGGTGTCCGGTCGCGAGCTGCTCGCCGCGCAGGCCGTGCAGGCAGAGGTCACGCACACGATCAGCGTGCGGTACCGGCCCGAGCTTCAAAACCCAAAGGATGTCGCCGCGATGCGCGTGCTGTTCGGCACGCGCGTGTTCGACATCAACGCCTCAATGAATCAGGACGAGCGTAATCGGCTCGTCATGCTGCAGGCGAAGGAAGGGCTCAACAATGGCTAATTCCGCAGAGGCGATTGTCTCCGCCGCGCTCAAGGCGCTGGTGCCGAACGGGGATGGCACGTTTCGCGTATATCCGGACGTGGCGCCGGCCGGGGCGCTGCGCCCGTACATCACATATCAGGCAGTCGGCGGACAGTCACCTAACTACCTGAACAACACGGTTGATCTGGAAAACGCCCGCATGCAGGTCAACGTGTGGGCCGATTCGCGTTCCGCGGCGCGCGCGCTCATGCGGAGCGTTATTGCAGCGTTAAGCGCTGCGCCTATCTTGGCCACGACGATCGGCGCGCCGGTAAGCAACTACGAGGCCGACACAAAGCTGTACGGGTCGCGCGAAGACTTCAGCATCTGGTTTTACCCGTAACACCCGAATACCGTTTTGTCTCCACCACCGACCCGCCCTGAGCGGGTTTCTTTATTTGTGAGGTCTGAAATGACAAGCACCGCGATTTCCGCTCAGGGATCGACTCTCTCCGTATCCGGCGCGACCGGCGCCGCGAAAGCGATCACTGGTCTGGCCCTCGGCTATCCGACGATCGTCACCTCGGCCGCGCACGGTTTCTCGAATGGCGACATCGTGACCTTCGCGGCACTGGCCGGCAACACCACGTTGAACGGCGTCACGGCGGTCATCAAAAATGTGACGGCGAACACTTATGCGGTGGACGTCGATACCACTGGCGGCGCCGCATACACGAACGGCGGCACAGCGACCCCTGTTACCTGGACGCCGATCGGCAACTTGAACAACTTCAAGGGCTTCGACGGCCAGGCCAACGAAATCGACAAGACGAACCTGTCGAGCACGGCCAAGGAATTCATGCTCGGCCTGCAGGACTTCGGGCACTTCACGTTCGACGTCGACAAGGACTTCACCGACCCCGGCCAGCTCGCTTGCGATGCCGCAAAGCGCGCGGGCACGCTGAAGCAATTCAAGCTCACGCTGCCGAACGCGAAGACCGCAACCTTCAGCGGCTACGTCAAGAATAGCCCGCTCGATGGCGGCGTCGATCAGATCCTCAAGACGACGGGCGTCTCGCTCCGCATCACCGGCGACGTGGTTTACGCGTAACCCGCAACACGCCTTAAAACCCATCACAACACACTGGACATAACGTGCCCATTCTCAGCAAAGAAAGCAAGGCCGCCATTCTCGGCGCCATTCACCTTAAGACCGAGGCCGTCGACGTGCCCGAGTGGGGCGACGGCGTGACGGTGATCGTGTCGGAAATGTCGGGCCTCGCGCGCGACGCTTTTTATGCAAAAAAGGAAGCGGGGAAGGTTCCCATCAGCGAATCGCAGGCCGATCTGCTGCTGGCTACCGTCGTCGACGAATCCGGCGCGCTGGTTCTCGACGAGTCCGACATCGCCAACTTGCGCGCTCAAGGCACGGCGGTGATGGATCGCATCGTGGCAGTCGCAGTTCGCTTGAACGGCATGCAGCCGGCCGCCGTGGAGGATGCAGTAAAAAACTCCGCAGCCGCCCCGAGCGGCGATTCTGGCTCCAGCTCAGCATCGACTTCGGTATCCCAGTAAGGGAATTGCAGCAGCGGATCACCAGCGCGGAGTTCGTCGAATACATGGCTTCCTATCAGATCGACCATCGCGGGAGCCATTACGACGATCTGCGCGCCGGCACGATCACGTCGATGCTGGCGAACATCAACCGAAATGCCAAGGTTAGAGCGGAGCCGTGGGGCCCGCTGGACTTCATGACGTGGAACGAATTGCACATGGCGAAGGCGGAGGAAGAAACGGCCGTGCTTCTGGATGATCCAGATGCGCAGTCGAACCTCCTTTTGTCGATGCTGTTTCCCAGTAAAGCGTAGCCATGGCAAAGAGCTTCGTCATTGAGAATCCGGAGGCATTGACCGACGCGCTTCGGGCGCTCGACAGCGTCACGAGCGAGTCGGTTTTGCGGCAGGCAGCAGTTGCTGGCGCTCGGGTCTATTTCGACGAGATGAAGGTGCGCGTGCCTGTAGGCATTCGGGCATACGAGCGGAAGGGCACCGAGATCTATCCTGGCTTCCTCCGCGACAACATCCTGATTGCCTATGACAAAGAGCAGTCCGTCGAAGGGCGGATTGCCTCTTACATCGTGACGTGGAGCAAGCAGGCGTTCTACGGGCGCTTCGTTGAAACTGGTACGTCCAAGATGGCAGCCAATCCGTTCCTTCGACCGTCGTACGAAGCGAAAAAAACGGCCGCCGCCGATGCGGTAGATGCGGTGTTCCAGCAAAAGGTAACGGAGTTGACAGGTGGCTGATAAAGAAACACTCATCCGGGTTTCGCTAGATGCCACCGGCGTTGAGGCCGGCGTTCAGCGCGCGAAGCGCAGCATGGATGCGTTCGTGTCGTCGCAGGAGGCGGCGGCGCAACGCACGGAAATTGCACAGGCCGCGATTGCGGAGGCGAACGCAAACGGCAGCAAGGCGAGCGAGCGCGCCATCAACGCACTCGTACAGCAAGCGGCGAAAATGGCCGACACGTACGGGATGAATTCTCGGCAACTGCTGGCCTATAAGGCGTCGCTGCTCGGTGTGTCCGACGCGATCGCGCCGTACATCGAAAAGATGAATGCGATCGACGCGGCCAATGGACAGGTTGCCGGCTCGACTGCCGCGGTGGGCGAGAGCAGCGAGGCTGCTGCGGCTCGCATTTCGGCTATGGTCGCAGCGTCGCTCGAGGTGACGGCCGCCGTAACCGGTAGCACCGAGGCGGCCGACCGCTATGCCGCAAGCGTTGACGCACTGGCCGCCGCCGCGACGGCGGCGGAAAGAGCGAATGCCGGTATTGCGGCGTCAGCCGAAGCAGCAGCAACGGCGCAAACTAGCGTGGCCGTTCAATTCGAGGCTGCCTCGACCGTGATCAGTGAGGGTGCGGCCAAGGTTACGGAGGCGCTCGGCCGTCAACTCACCGCCCTCACAGCGTCCGCGGCGGAACTGGCCGTATATGACGCGCAGATGGCTGGCTTTACCGAAGCCGAAACCGCGCAGGTCGCCGCGATCGCCAAAGAAATCGAGTTGCGCAAGCAGCAGATCGTTCTCGGCGAAGAGATGGCGGCTATGTATACAGTGCAGGCTACTGCCGCGCATGGTGCCGCCGGCGCAACGTCCGGCGTGACAAATGAGCTTGGCGTACTTGGCCGCGAGGCAGCCAGCGGCAACTTTACCCGCCTGGCCAGTTCGTTCACTCGCTTTCTGTCGCTCGCCGGTGCGCTCGACCTTCTGCTCAACCCGCTTTCGCTCTCCATCGCGGGTGTCGGCGCGGCTATGTATATGGTGGCGAGCCAGAACGAGAAGATGAATGAGGCGTTGCTGCTGACCGGCGGCTATGCGGGGGTGACGACTGATCAACTCCGCAATATGGCGACAGCGGCGACGGCGGGCGGAGCAACGTTTAACACCGCAGCCGAGGCCGTCACCGAATTGGCGAAAACCGGCCGGCTAACCGGTGAAGAGATCGCAAATCTTGGTCGGTCTGCGGCGGATGCCGCTACGTATACCAGTGTGTCCGTCAAGCAAATGGTGGACGATTTCACGAAGCTCGCCGACGAGCCAGTGAAAGCCTCGGTGAAGTTGAACGAACAGTATCACTACCTGACCGCGGCGACTTACGACCAGATCGCCGCGCTTGAGAGGCAAGGTGATGCGACTGGCGCCGCGAAGGTGGCAGTGGAAGCGTTCTCCCAGGCGATGGACGATCGCACGAAGGAAATCGCCGCCAACGAGGGGATCATTCTTGCCGGCTGGCGCGACATCAAGGCGATGATCAACGGCGCCATCGAGGCCGTTGGCTCGTTCGGCGCGGCGGCCACACCCGGGCAGGTCGTGGCTCGCCTGCAGGACAACAAGACGGCGCGGCTCCCGATTGGGCAATGGTCGTCGGAAGATGAAGCCGAGCTTCAGAAAGCGATCGCCACACGTGACGCCGCGATCAAGGCCGCAGAAGACAAGGCCAGGACAGAGCGCCAGAACCAGCAGGTTATCGACGCGAAGCACGCATACGACACGTTCAACACGCAATTTGCGACGCCGGCGGAGAAGCGCGCAAAAGAGATCCAGAAATACCTCGACACGATCGCGGGCCCGCTCAATCTGAGCCCGGAGCAGCAGCTCGCCGACGAAGCGAATATCGACGCGAAGTATAAGGATCCCAAGGCACCGAAGCCGAAGGCGTACCGCGACGATTCAGGCGAGCGAATGCTGCAGCAGCTGCGCGACCAGCAGGCCGCGTTGGAAGCACAGCTCTCGACGACGGGCAAGCTGTCGACGGCCGAAAGCGAACTCGCGAAGTTCAATCAGCAGATTAGCGACTGGAAGACCAAAACTCTCACGCCGCAACAGGTGAGCCTGACCAAGGATCAGGACGCGATCCGCGCGCAATTGCAGAAGAACGTCGAGCTCGAGAAAGAGGTCCAGCATCGCCAGGACGTTCAAAAGCTGCAGGAGCGGTCTGCGCAAATTGATGCGTCCATCAAGAGTTACCAGTCGGGGCAGAACGACCAGTACGGTCGCCAGCTCGACGCGTTCGGCATGGGTTCGGATGCGCTCAAAAATGTGCAGGCGGTGAAGTCGATCTTCGCCGAGTACCAGCGTTTGCAGGAGCAGCTCGACAAGGCCACACCGAAGAACCTGCTTGGCGGCGCTGATTACGTCAAGGCGTCAGCTGACATCAAGGCCGGGCTCGAGCAGTCGCTGGCCGATTACGACGCCTATTACACGACGCTGAAAGCGAAGCAGGCCGATTGGACGAACGGCGCGACGGCAGCGATTGCCAATTACAACGACGCGGCCCAGAACATGGCGGCGCAGACGGAGTCGGCAGTTACCAACGCCGCAAAGGGCATGGAAGATGCTCTCGTCAGCTTTGCGACGACCGGCAAACTCAATTTCAAGAGTCTCGCTGACAGCATCATTGCGGACATCATTCGGATGCAGGCGCGCGCGGCGATCTCGGGCCTATTCAGTGCGGCGGTCAGTGCGGTCGGCGGTTATTTCGGAAACGGCTTTGCGACCACCACGGCAAACATCCAGGGCGGTAACTCGCTCGACAACCTGGTAAATAACACCGGCGGCTGGGGAACCATCCCCGCGCGCGCGACGGGAGGCCCGGTCGATGCCGGCACTACCTATCTTGTTGGCGAGAAGGGGCCGGAACTGTTCAATCCGGGCACCTCTGGAACCATCGTTCCGAATCATGCGATCACGTCATCGAGCGGTGGCGGCGATCTCACTGTAAACGTACCGGTTTCGATCGAAGGCAGCGGTTCGACAACCGATCAGCGGAACGCTGGTGATCTTGGCATGAAGATCAAACAGGCCGTTCAGGCCGTGCTGCAGAGCGAGCGAAAGCAGGGCGGCGTTCTCTGGAAAGCACAAAACGGGATCGCGTGATGGCCGATACATTCAACTGGGTACCGGCGGTTTCGAACCTGGCCGGCACCGCGACTCTACGCGTGCGCAAAGCGCAGTTTGCGGACGGCTACACGCAACGGTTGCAGGACGGCATCAACAATCGCGCGTCTTCGTACAACCTGACATTCATTGATGACGCCACGACGATCAGCGCGATCCTGGCGTTTCTCGATGCACACGCCGGCGCGACGTCGTTCTACTGGACGCCACTGTTGCGCGCGCAAGCGCTTTTCACCTGTGAGACGTACTCCGAGCCAACGAAAGACGGCAACGCCTACACGATCACCGCGACGTTCGATCAAACCTTCGCCCCCTAAATATTATGAGCGCACTCCAAAAGGTACTTCTCGGCACACCGCCGACCGCAGTTGACGGAGACACATCGAGGGTCGCCAACACAAAGGCGAATGCGAACGTCGACGTGCTGAGTTCCCAAGCCGCGCTGACCAGCGCCGCGCAGTTGGTCAACAGTGCTCAGGCGCTGACGGCCGCGCTGCATCTCGGTCGGCGCGTCAACATCTCTTTGGCGCCGGCCGGGACGGTTCAAGTGCCGGCGGCGTCGACGTGTAGTGCCGATGGCGTCATCCTCCTGCGCAATATCGGTGCGACGGTGGCTACACTCGCGATCACGACTGGATCGGGAGACACGCTTTCACTGTCTCAGTTGAATCCCGGCGAAACCGCGTTGGTCGACACCGACGGCGTACATGCGTGGACCGTGGTGATGCGCGGCCGCACGAATTCCGACAACGAGGTCGTGAACGGCAACTGTGCGGTCAATGGTAACGAGACGGTAGCGGGGACGTTGGCCGTGAAGGGCATTGCCTCGTTCGGTTCTGCGGGGCAGGCCACCATTTCGGCGGCTGGTGGGTATTCAGGTACAAACGCGGTATACAGCGGCAACGTCAGTGTGACCAGTACGCTTAGCGCCACGTCGCTTGTTACGACTAACCGGCCATCGTTCGGGGGTAATACGGCGTGGGATGCGGGAAATTTTAACCCCGCGCTCTACGCACCGTTGAACGCTCCCGCGCTAACCGGTACGCCTACAGTCAACGGTACAGCGTGGACCGGCTCGCAGTTCTCTGTGAAGAACTCCGCCGCCACGCCGTGGGGGATCAGTTCATATTGCATCAACCAAACGGGCGGCTGCTTTATCGGACGCACGGATGCCAGTCCAGTGCCGCTGGCCGCATGGTTTTTCGGTTCGAACAACGTCGGGACGATAACGACAAATGGCACGACGACCACGTATGGCACGACCTCGGACTACCGTCTGAAAGACGGTATTGAAGATCTGGACGGCGACCTTGCTATCACCCTGATCAAACAGGGGCGGCCGCGCAAGTACTGGATGCGGGCTGATCCCCAAAAACGCACTAACTACGGTTTCATTGCGCACGAGTACGCACCAATCCAGCCAGAGGCTGTAATAGGTGAGAAGGATGCTATGGGGCCACCGATGGCGCCTGGGTTGGATGATGGTGGCGAACCGATTGACGCTCCCGACGAACCGCGCTATCAGCACATGGACTACTCGAAACCAACTCCGATTCTGTGGGCGGCGTTGAAGCGTGCACTTGAGAGAATTTCCGCTCTCGAGGAGGCGGCTGCCAACGGGAACGCGCGATGACTATCACAGCGGACATCCAGCAGCTCGAGCCCGGTGCGCTCATCGAATTGTTTGAGGTTGACTGCACGGTGATCGGTGGCGATATGCTGCGGTTTCACGGACACCTTCAATCCACATCGATCTTCTGGCAGGGCAACGAATACAAGCCATGGCCGATCCAGGCGACCGGCTTCGAGCATACGTCCGACGCCCAGCAGCCGTCGCCGACGCTCTCTGTTGCCAATCTCAGCGGGACCATCTCTGCGCTTTGCGTATTCCTCGCTGACATGGTCGGCGCGAAGGTGCGCCGCCGGCGCACGCTCACGAAGTATCTCGACGCGGTCAACTTCCCGGGTGGCAATCCGACAGCAGACCCTAATGAAGAGATGGCACCCGAACTCTGGTACATCGAGCAAAAGAGCAGCGAGACCAACGTCCAGGTCGATTTCATGCTGGCTTCCGCGCTCGACTTCGGCGGCCAGCAATTGCCGGCGCGGCAGATCGCGCCAATGTGCCAGTGGATGTATCGGGATGCGAACTGCGGCTACACGGGTACCGCGTATTTCGATGCGAACGACAACCCTGTCACGGATCCTGCGCTCGACCGATGCAGCAAGCGCACCAGCGGCTGCGAATGCCGATTCGGCGTCAACCAGCCGCTCAGCTTCGGCGGCTTCCTTAGCGACAATCTTTCCTGATGAACGAACAGATCAAGGCCGCGATCGCCGAACACGCGATTGCGGAATACCCGCGCGAGTGCTGCGGGCTGGTAATGCTCGTCGGCGCCGCCGAGGTCTACGTCGCATGCCGGAACATTGCTGCGACTCCGGCAGAGCACTTTGTCATGTCACCGGAGGATTACGCGGCGGCCGAAGATCGCGGCGCAGTTGTTGCGGTCGTGCACTCGCATCCGGGCGCCGCGGCGCGGCCGAGCATGGCTGACAGGGCCATGTGCGAGAAAAGCGGCGTCGGCAAATGGGTGATCGTGTCGCTCGGCGTGCAGGGTGATGGATCGATCGCCGTCGACGATTGGTGCGAATTCGGACCGAGCGGCTACGCCCCGCCGTTGATCGGCCGCGATTTTTCGCACGGCACTCTTGACTGCTACGCGCTGATTCGCGACTGGTACCGCCTCGAGCGCGGCGTCGAGCTGCCTGACTTCGAGCGGTCAGACGGCTGGTGGGATGACGGCAAGTCGAGTCTATACCTCGACAACTTCGAGAAGGCCGGGTTTGCGGACATGGGGCAGGACTCCGATCTGCAGCGCGGCGACGTGCTGCTGATGCAGATCCGCAGCAAGAACGGTGTACCGAATCACGCCGGCGTCTATCTCGGCGACGGCGTGCTGTTGCATCACATGCACGGCCGGTTGTCGGGCCGCACGGTGTGGGGTGGCATGTGGGCGCACAGCCTGCGCACAGTGCTTCGACACAAGGGGGAAAAGTGAGCGCCAAAGTCCGCACGATCAAGCTGTATGGCGTCGCCGGCGCGCGTTTCGGTCGCGTGCACCGCCTCGCCGTCGCCTCAACCCGCGAAGCCGTGCGCGCGCTATGCGTGACCGTTCCCGGGTTCGAAAAATTTATGATGAACGCCAAAGATAACGGCCTCACGTTCGCGGTGTTCAGTGGGCGCAAAAATCTTGCCGAAGACGACCTGCAGCACCCGGTCGGCGAGGATGAAATCCGGATTGCGCCGATTCTGGTCGGCAGCAAGAAGGCCGGGTTGTTCCAGACCATTCTTGGCGCCGCGCTGGTGGTGGTCGGCGTTTTCACCAGCGCGTACGGCGGATCGACGCTGATCGGACTCGGCGCGTCGATGATGCTTGGCGGCGTCATGCAGATGCTCAGTCCGCAGACCAGCGGGCTCGCCGGCGCCGGGCCCAACAATGGGACGTCCTATTACTTCAACGGGCCGGTGAACAGCGCGGCGCAGGGCGAGCCCGTTCCGCTTGTGTACGGCCGCATGACAGTCGGTTCAAAAGTCATCAGCTCCGGCATTTTCGCTCAAGACCAGAACTAAATATGCGCATCCAAGGTTCAAAGGGAGGGGGCTCGGGCGGCACGCCCAGTGAGTCACCGGATAGCCTGCATTCGATCGCCTATGCCAAGGTGCTCGACGTCATCTCCGAGGGACCAATCGGCGGCCTTGCGAACGGGCTTCAATCGGTGTTTCTCGACGGCACGCCGATTCAGAATGGTGATGGCTCGACGAATTTCTCGAACTATGGCGTCGATGTCCGTACCGGCACCCAGGATCAAACGTATCTGTCGGGTTTCCCGGCCGTCGAGAATGAGACGGCCGTCAGCACGCCGCTGACGTCGGATTCGCCGTGGGTCCACCAGATCCAGAATATGCAGCTCACCGCGGTGCGCATCCGGTTCGGCGTGCCCGCGCTGCAGAAGTCCGACTCGTCGACAGGCAATGTCACCGGCTACCGCGTCGAGTACGCGATCGATCTGGCGGTTGATGGTGGGTCATATGCTCAGGTGGTGTCGGGCGCATTCGACGGCAAGACGACGTCGCTCTACGAACGCAGCGTGCGCATCGAGTTGCCGGCCGCGACCACCAGCTGGTTGGTCCGCGTGCGCCGCATTACGCCGAACGCTCATAGTTCGCTGATCGCCGACACGGTCAACATTGAGGCGATCACAGAGGTAATCGACCGCAAGCTGCGCTATCCGATGACGGCGCTTGTCGGCTTGTCGTTCGACGCACAATCGTTCAGTTCGGTCCCGACGCGCTCCTACGACATCAACGGGCTGATAATTCAGATCCCGAGCAACTTCGATCCAGTCGCGCACACTTATTCGGGCACGTGGGACGGCACGTTCAAAACGGGTTGGTCGGACGATCCCGCATGGATCTTTCGCGATCTGCTTCTGAACGAGCGCTACGGCCTCGGCAAGCGGGTCGACGACTCGATGGTCGACAAGTGGGGGCTGTACCAGATCAGCCAATATTGCAACGTGATGGTGTCGGACGGGAAGGGCGGGCAGGAGCCGCGCTTTACGTGCAATTGCGTGATCCAATCGCAGGCTGACGCGTATAAGGTTCTGCAGGATCTGGCGACCACGTTTCGGGGCATCGCCTACTGGGGGCCCGGCTCCGTTGTGGCGGCGTCCGATATGCCCGCGGATCCGGCCTATGTCTATACCGACGCCAATCGGTGCGTGTCCGGACCGTTCACATACGTCGGCTCAGCGTTGAAAACGCGTTATACGACCGCGTTGGTGAGCTGGAACGATCCGGCGAACCAGTACAAGCAGGCTGTCGAGTCCGTTCTGGACGACGACGGTATTGCGCGTTACGGCGTCACGAAAGCACAGATCACCGCATTCGGTACCACGTCGCAGGGGCAGGCGCACCGGCTCGGTCTCTGGACTCTTCTTACGAGCCGCTATGAGACGAACACGGTCTCGTTCTCGGTCGGGTTGGATGCGACGCTATGCGCGCCCGGGCAGATTATCGCGATTGCCGATCCTGCCAAGGCAGGCAAGCGTATCGGCGGCCGCATTCGGTCGGCGGCGGGCAGGGCGATCACTCTCGACAAGGCGCCAGCCATCGCCGCTGGCGACACGCTCACGGCAATTCTGCCGACCGGCGTTGCGCAGGCCCGCGCCGTTTCGTCGGTCGCAGGCGACGTCGTCACGGTTTCATCCGCCTACGATGCAAATCCGGTCGTGGGCGCTGTATGGATGCTGGAAAGCGCGGACCTTGCATCGCAGCTTTTCCGCGTGGTGAGCGTGCAGGAGGCGTCGGACAACGATCAGACGACCTTCGTCATCAATGCGACCCAGCACGAGCCGGGGAAGTACGCCGCGATCGACAGCGGCGCGCAGATTCAGGTGCGGCCTGTCACCGTAGTGCCGCCGTCGGTGCAGCCGCCGCCGTCCAACGTGCGCCTATCCACATACTCGGTGGTCGATCAGGGCATCTCGAAGACGATTCTGGTGATCGCGTATGACGCCGCTGACAAAGCGGTGGCGTATCTACCCGAGTGGCGAAAGGATAACGGCGAGTGGGTCACAGTCAACTCGACGGGCGGCCTGCAGGTTGAGGTCGCCGGCATCTACCAGGGCACGTATCTCGCGCGCGTACGTGCCGTGAATGCAATGGGCGTCACGTCGATCCCGGCCTATGGCGTGGACACCGCGTTGACCGGAAAAACCAGTCCGCCGCCGTCGCTGGTATCGCTGACGACCACGACGCAGATTTTTGCAATTCAGCTCGACTGGGCTTTCCCGGCCGATGGTTCCGCCGGCGACACGCAACGAACCGAGATCTGGTACAGCCAGACGAACGATCGCAACACCGCAGTGAAGCTGGCCGACTACGCTTATCCACAGGCACGCGCTAGCCTGATGGGGTTGGCCGCGGGCCGCTCGTTTTTCTTCTGGGGTCGTCTCGTCGACACGTCGGGAAATATCGGGCCGTGGTATCCGACCGGCGCCGGCGTCAACGGCCAAAGCAGCAGCGATGCAACCGAGATCCTGACGTACCTCGAGGGCCAGATTTCGCAAACGGAGCTCGCGCAAGATGTGCTCGCGCCGATAGAGGCGATCCCCGGCATCCAGCAGAACGTGACGGACAACGAGGCCGCGATCACGGCGGAGCAGCAGGCGCGCGTTTCCGGCGACACTGCGTTGTCGAACCGTCTCGACCAGGTTGTCGCGCAGGTCGTCATCCCGGAAATGGCCGGCAGCACAGGCGATTACGCTGGCTCGACACAGGTCTACGCGGGGGTGTGGTCAGAGCAGTCGGCACGTGCCGAGGCCGATCTCGCGCTTGCCAAGAATATCGAGACCACCACAGCGCAGATCACGTCCACCAAGACGACGCTTCTGGCCACAGTGCAGACAGAAACGCAGGCGCGCATCGATGGGGATAGCGCGCTTGCGACGCAGGTCACGACCGTGCAAGCGCAGGCTGATGCCAATACTGCCGCGGTCCAGACGGTGGCCAGTTCGTACGCCGATTTGAATGGGCGCGTCGCCGCGTCCTACCAGATCAAGACGCAGATCACCGCGAACGGCCGCACCTATATTGCGGGTATTGGCGTCGGCGTCGACAACAGCAGCGGCACCGTCGAGTCGCAGGTGCTGGTTTCTGCGAGCCGCTTCGCGATCCTCGACCCGAACGGTAGCGCGGTGAGCTCGCCGTTCGTCGTGCAGGGTGGCCAGGTCTTTCTCAATCAAGCGTTCATTGGTACAGCGTGGATCCAGAACGGCAACATCGGCGACATCATCCAGTCGACGGCGAACGGCGCGAACGGCCAGCCGCGCTGGAAGCTGGACAAGAACGGCACCATTACGCTGAACGGCGCGAATGGCGGGAGCGGCTACATGACGCTGAATGACTCGACACTGCTCGTCTATGACAACAACGGGACGTTGCGCGTCCGCTTGGGGCTCTGGTAATGGCGGCAGGACTTCAGATATGGGATGCGTCGGGCGATCTTGTGCTCGACGCGTCATACCGCGTCATGCGTATCATAGGATCGAGAGTCATGGACGGGAACAACGGAAGTCTGCCCGCCGATGCTCGCTTGACCCAAGGTGGATTTGTGTCGTTTCAGCCGGACAACACGTGCGGTGACGGCTATCTTTCGGGCGGCGTCATCACGCCTCGATTTTCGATTGACCCGAGTACCGGCATACTGAGTTGGTCCTATGCCCCAAAAAATAGCTCGCAATACGACATTTATCAGACCGGCATCCTCTTTTACGGGGCTAGCTAATGACGGCGGGATTTCAGGCGTTCACCGACAGCGGGTTGGTGCAGATCGACGGCACGACGCAGAACTATGCATTGCGTCAGCAACTCTCTGTGACTACGGCCGGCGGCGACATGACCGCCGGCAAGTCAAATGCTGGCACTCAATACACGCTGCGCGCTAACCTGGTTGATTTCACGGTTGCGGCCATTGCGCCGCTGATCTGTCTTTACAGTCCAAACGCTTACGCAACGATACAGCGCTGCAAAAAAAACAGTGACGGGACGTGGTCGGTGCGGATATGGTCTGACTCCCCCGCAACAATCACCGTCTATATTTTCGACGAGTCGTTGGCGGCGGCACCAGGCGGCGCTGGTTTCGGACTTCAGGTTTTTGACGCAAGCGGCAACCTTGTTGCCGATGCCCGTCAGAGGCTCGCTCGGGTCATAGACACACAGTCCGGAAACATCAACAACGCCAGCCCGGGATGGGGGCAGTGGGCTCACGTCGATCAGCGGACATATCAATTTCCTTACCCGTCTGTGAGCAAGATCGGCGTCGCTGCGATCGGCACAGCTTTCGTATCGAGCCCGACCGGCGGCACGAATAACGGGTGGTACAACATCAGCGCACTGCAAACGGCCGGCAACGTGGTGAACTTCAACTACAACTATTACCAGGTCGGCAACACGTCCCATCCTGGCAACGATGTGAACTTCGGCTCTCAATTCGACTGGCGATTCATGGCGGTCGATCTCAGCAACCTATAAACAGGAGTAGGGCATGCCTCTTCAGAAGGACTATGTGACGCCGGCGTCCGGCGCAACCGCGAGCTACCACGTCGCAAAACAGGTGACGCTGGACAAGGACGGCAACAACACATCCATTTCCGTCGCTTCTTATCTCAGCGCCGAGATGCAGGCCGCCGGCAAAGTGCCGCTCTACACCCAACAGATCGTTGTCGACGGACTGCCGCCGGATGGTCAGAGCGCGTTTGCATATGCTGACCAGCAATTGGCCGCCGCGGCGCCCGCCGACGGTAGCATGCCGAGCTATGCGAATCGCTTCGCATTCGCCGGCGCCCAGATCGTCTCCTGACAAAGGAATTTGCGTGTAAACTTTTGTAAGTCAAAAACGAAGAACAACCTTTCGGGGAAATCGATGATAAGAACGATGGTGGCGGCAGGTCTCGCCGCGGCATTTCTCGTCGCATGCGGCGGTGGAGGCGACAGCGTTGCTCAGCCGACGGCTAAGGCGCTTACGATCTCGGTGTACGGCAAGCCGCTCGTGTCGGCGTCGTCCGGCGCGACCGCCCATGCACAGTTGGCCGCGGTCGCGCGGGCCGCGTCCGCGCCGGCTACTGGTGCGTCGGATGCGCAGGCAACGGTGCAAACGCTTCAGGATGCGCTCGCGGCGCGCGGTGTGACGGCCACGGTGACCGCGCAAGTGATGGACGGCACAACGCTGCACCAGATCGTCATGGGGGTGGACAACGGTTTGCCGCCGACGCCTGACCAGTTCAAGACTGATCCCAGCGAATGGATGGTCGTCAACTTCAAGCTCGACGACATGGTTACGCCGGCAAGCGATCCGGCGCAACAAGCGGCTCTTGCGCAGTTCATCCAAGACTTGACGGTGTTCGCGCAGCGCGCGGCTGTCTCTGGCAAAGCAGTGTTTGCGGTTCGCCCCATTCCTACCTGTGACACGGAAAATTCAGCCTCAGCGGGGTTAAGTAGTGCGATGACCCAGGCACTCGTCAATGGCGCCCCGCTACGATTTATTGGGGAGATTCCGTTCGGCATCACGTGGGACACAAATGGCAACCCCGTCGCGTCACCTGATCTCGCGCATCTAGGCGCTGACTGCCGCACGCCTGACGCATATCTTCAAAACCTTCAGGTGCAGTCGGTCGCCGATTCGATTGCTGCAGGTTACAAAGAGGCGGCCGGAACCCCAAGCGCTGCAAGTGGAGCATCTGCGACAGGGACGTAGACAACAATCGAGCATCTAGCAAAGCCAGCCTTAGAGCTGGCTTTTTTATTGGCCGCCCTTGGGTGGCCTTTTTCATTTTCGGGGTGAGCGATGAAAAACGATGTGGCCGCAAGCATTGCGAAGGCCGCGCCGGCGGTAGGCGGCAACTTCTGGTTGTGGCTTACGAGCCATGACATCAACTGGTGGGTGGCACTGATGACTGCGTTCTACATCGCCCTGCAGGCATACGTTCTCGCTCGAGACAAAATCATTGGGAGGAGCCGTGAGCAGTTTTGACGATGCATTCGACGCACTGATTGCAAACGAGGGCGGCTATTCGAACAACCCGGCCGATCCTGGCGGCGAAACAATGTGGGGCGTGACAGCGCGCGTCGCGCGCGCGAGCGGGTACGCCGGCGCGATGCGCGATCTGCCGCGCGACACCGCGAAGGCGATTGCGAAGAAGTTGTACTGGGATCCGCTGCGGCTCGACGAGCTCGACCCGCGCGTCGGGTTTCAGATATTCGACGCGAATTACAACGGCGGCCACCCCGTGATCTGGATGCAGGGCGCCGCCGGCGCGAAGGTCGACGGACTGCTCGGGCCGGCGACGATCGCCGCGGTGCAGGCCGTCGACCCGCTCCGCTTCGTCCTTCGCTGGAACGCGCTGCGCCTTACCTACTTCACGTCGCTTAAAACCTGGTCGGATTTCGGCAAAGGCTGGGCGCGCCGTATCGCAAGCAATCTCACCAAAGGAGCATCGTAATGCCGCTTATTCCTATCGCAATGGCGCTCGCCCAGTTTGCGCCGATGATCGCCGGCTGGCTCGGCGGGGCCAAAGCCGAGGACGTCGCTGGCAAGGTCGTCGGCATTGCGCAGGCCGTGACGGGCCAATCGGCACCCGACGCTGCGCTTGCCGCAATCCAAGCCGACCCGGCCTTATCCCTTCAATTCCAGAAAGCGGTGCTCGATCAGCAGGCGCAGCTCGCGCAGATTGCCGCCGACGTCGAGAAGGCTCAGCTTGCCGCCGACCAGGCCAACACCGCGGTTGTCAATCAGACACTGCAGGTCGAGGCGAAGGCGGATCACTGGCCGACCTACGCGTGGCGGCCGTTCGTCGGGTTCTGTTTCGGGTTCGCATGGATTGGTGCGTATTTCATCATCCCGGTGCTGCGCGGCTGGTGGCCAAACATCGCTCAGCCGAGTATCCCGCCCGAGGCATGGGTCGCCATCGGTGGAGTGCTCGGGGTGGCGAGTTTCTTCCGCGGGAAGATGCAGAGCGACCCTCGCGTGCCGAGCGATAATCGCGGCTAA